CATTTCCTTCTCTCCTTATTACGAAGTACTTCCGAGGGTGGTTTCCTACCCACTAATGGCAGGGCGTACCACTTGATACGCCGAACATCTTCCTTGAGATAATGGTGCCGGCACTAAGAGTCGAACTCAGGACCTACTGATTACAAGTCAGTTGCTCTACCAACTGAGCTATACCGGCTTTATGTTATCTACCAGTTGAACCAATACCACCTTTACGATCCGTCTTGGTTCCAGGCTTCTTCTTTACTTCTTTAATGTCTTGTTGTGTAACGCTTGCTAATCTACATTGTGCTAATCTGTCGCCGTCGTGAACATGCGCCACGGTATCTGACACATTGTGTACAATAATATGCGTTTCGTCGACATAATCAGAATCAATTATACCGACACTGTTAACTAATGTCAATCCCATCTTTGTTGCTACACTTGAACGAATATACATTTCCATTACGTGATTTACCGGAATGTCAAATATAAGTCCTGTGGGAATAAGTACTCTTGTACCTGGTGTAATGGCCAAGCCATTCTTTTTCACTATTACATCTACTTCCTTATTGAAAGGAGTATAAGACCTAACACGTTCACCTACAGTTAAACATGCCTTAATATCAAAGCATGCAGAACCAATGGTTGCGTATTCCGGGAGTGTTGCGTTATCACGTGTTTTGTAAACATTCATAATATATGTTCCTATTTGTTATATTATATAACAGTTATGTGGAAATGTCAATAGTTATTTTTTACCAATATTATACTTGACTGTCAGATCCCAATCACTCTTTTCTTTAAATGAAATGATTTTAATTTGATTTAGAGAAGCAACCGGATCTTTCGTTTTTGAAGGATCGACGATCTTAACAAGTTCCCATTCTTCCAATAAGTTCACAATCGTATTACGACGTGATATATCTTCTTCTGTTAACGTGTTATGCTTTCCGTCTAAAATAAACAATTCTTTAAAATGTAGTATTGAGTACCTACCCTGTTTGTGTAGGATATGACAAGACTGATATAACTTTTTTTCCTTGCGGCTTGAGATGCCAATTCGAGTCAATGTTTCTTTTACCTTAAGGAAAGAATCCTGCGTGGGCAATTCAACTTCGACACCGACTCCTTTGAAAATATCTGTGTCCATGATTTATATTCACCTGTTAATTATTATAGTTAGTGGCAATGGTATTATACCATATCAGATTATTTATAATAATCATAACTTAGCCACCTTCATTAACTTTATCATGGATAGTTTGGAGCTGTTCTTTATTCAATACTTTAAGATATTGTTTGGCAACAGTTCGGTTACATTGATATACTTGTTGGATAACATCTAGGTTATTGTTCTTATCGGCCTTAGGCCATTTAGAGAACCTCTTACGCTTGCGAAGTACAGAACGATAATAATCAAACTGTGCTCCATCAAACAAACCATGACGCATATTCATTTCGTTTGCATGTAAGATAGTGTCCTCAAAATTTGTAAAGCCACGGTTCACCACATAAGGCGTATACATCTTTTCAGTGTGTTCAGGTATATCGCTATTGCGAATTAAATCTTCCTTAGAAAAGCTTGCAGCGTTCATAAAATCAAAGGGTGTTAGATCTTTCATCAATCAGCTCCTCGTATTCTTTTACCATAACGTCGAAGCGAGAACCGCACTTATCACAAAGAGTAAGTTTAGTTTTGCCTTCTTCAGTATTCATTTCAACAGTAAATGATTTCTTTTTGGATGTCTTGGTACCACAGTTAAAACATTCAAGTTTTCCAATCATTACGTGTACTCACATTCAATCATAACTTCAGTTAAGAACGCAACCATATTAATTTCCTGGTCAGCAACCAATCCTGACTTATACATATAATCAGCAAGAGTAACAATAAAGCCTGCTTGTGATTGTAGTGTTACCTTATCAGAACACATATCATAGATACGACGAAACATTTCATTCATATCTTGATCTGAGTTCTTGGCAACCCATTTGCGCATTTCAGTAAATTGCTTTGCTTTGAGTAAACGAAATACATCATCAATAGATTCTTGTTTTAAATTAACAAAGATACCTTCATCAATTTTACCAGAAGCTGCGTATGATTGTAGTTCAGTTAATACTCTACGGAAATCAGGGAAGTGTTTCTCAATTACTTTAGCAACAACTTTAGTATCGTATTCGACTTCTTCTTGGTCAAGTATTGCCTTAACTCTTTTGAAGAACTCCATAGCCATTTGTGGACGGTCAGCTGTATCAATAGTAAAGTCTACTTCTGATAACCTTGAACGTAATGGACTGATAATACGATTCTTGAAATTACAAGTAAAGATAAAGCCACAGTTTGAACTATACTCTTCAATAAAGTTACGTAATGCCGGTTGGACATTAGCTGCGTTCAAATAATCTGCTTCATCGAAGATTACATACTTACGACCTGTACCTGTTAGAGATACTGCGGAAGCGAATGTTGAGATATCGTATCGGAGGGTATCAATATTAACGTTAAGAGAACCATTCTTTACGATATAATCGCAACCGAGTTCTTCAAGCATGGCTTTGGCAATTGTAGTTTTACCTACACCTGGACCACCTGTTAATAATAGATTTGGAACACTGCCGTCTGATACGAACTTACGGAATGTTTCTTTTGTCTTGTTTGGTAGAATAGTATCATCAACGATTTGTGGACGGTACTTCTCAACCCATAAGACTTCGTTTGATTTTGCATCAATCATAATTCACCATAAACATAATATAAAAAAATTTGAGAAAACGCGAGGGTGTTTCCACCCTCACTTCTCGAGAAATGAGTTATTGTTTAACCAACAACTTTATCAGCTAACTCGCCTTGGGCGGGCGCTGAAACATCAATGGCGGCATCCTGTTCACCAATCGCTCGCGCGTCTGGTTGCTGAGGTCCTTTTTGACGTAGGAATGCTTCGAGTTTATTTCTTAGCGTTCCGACACCGGCAAGTTCTTGCCCTTGGAATCCACCACGTTGTGAGACTATGTCAATAATCTGCAACACAGTAGATAAATCTCCAAGATTGATTACCACTTCTTGTTCTTGACCTTCTTGGCCAAAATTACCTTGTACTGGTTCATTCATAATGTTTACCTTTTGTTATAAGTCGACTTTGAATCTATCGCTACGTAATACGTAACACCTTTTCCTTTAAATTCTGAGATACCTTTTGAACAAAGAGTAACCTCATAATCTAATGGCATTAATTTCAAGTTATCAGTTTTAATGATAATTTGAAAATCATCAACAGCTTCACCAATTTCGATACCAAAGTCATCTGCACCGTTGTTGGAACTGTCGATCGCTTTCAGATAACATTTGCCGCCTTCGCCTACAAATGCAATCTCTGAAAATTGTAATACCCCTGCTGCCTTCAATACTGAAGACAAATCTCCGTCAGTGACCGATACCGTTACATCAGCAGAAGGAATAGTAATATCCTTTTCTGGTGGAGTATGGATCATCGAGAGATCAGCAAACACGTACTTAGTTCTGCGCTTACCTTCCGATATAATAAAGTATTTATCAAAAAACTCCACATCCGGATCATTGTACAGAGATAAAATTGATAAAAATCTTGAAAGATCGTAAACACACGCATCAGAAGGAATTTCATCTGGTATGTCAGCGATCGCAATCAATGTTTTCTCTGGAGTTATAGTCTTAATAACATTACCACTGGACAATAAGATTGACTTATTGATAGCAGTAAAACTTTTTAAGACCGTCAAGGTTTCGTTAGAAAATTTCATTATATAAATTTCTCCATTTAGTTAATATTGTTGTATATTATATACCAATTACTTGGCTTTGTCAATAGGATTGTAAGATTTCTTATTAGATTTGTTATCAGCAGTTGCTGTAACACCTAATTGGCCTAGACTTCCCATATCACCTTTAAAGATATATGACCCAACATGGTTAAGTTTCATCCAAGGACACATCCATACTGAAAGGTCAGCTTTGCGAGCCATCTTACAGAAGAAGTAATCTTCAGACAAGTACCTTCTTGTTTCTGGGTCGATGACACAGTCGAAGAAAGCATGAATATCTCGAGTACCGTCAAATTGTTCTGTTCTAACGTGATCTGGTTTATATGCAAATTCAGGATAGGTGTCACGATATTTCTCTAACGCCTCTCTTGTAATTAACATAAACCCAGTACCGCCTTCTGCAACTTCAACAGGTTCCGAGAGTTTAAATGATTTCGTTCCGCTAACCGGATTGAAAACAAAATCTGATGTAAATTTTTCTAAGTCAAATGGATTATCTTTACCGTTGCCTTGTTGAGCAGCGATAGAAACCTTTTCCCATGCAATTGTCTTTTTAGGATATGGTCCACAGACGATATCATATTTTTCTGGATCTGAAACTTGTAACGCAAGTAATGCTAACGCGTCTCTTGGATCAAATCCAATATCAGCATCAATAAACAATAAGTGCGTGCAGTCTGATCTTAGGAACTCATCTACAATATAATTCCTTGCTCTTTGAATTAGACTCTCATTGAATAGAAAGTAGTACTTCAGTGGAATTTTATGAGTAGATGCTAACATGCTCAGATCATTAGTTGACTTGGTATATAAACCAGTACATTGACCACCATACATTGGTGTGCCAACGAACAACCGTTGTTTTTGTAAATCTTCTGTCTTAACTTCTAGCTTCATACTGTAATTTGCTCCATATCATTTTCTGCTCTGGTGATTGACTGTAATCTTAATACATCAGCCAATATGTCCCATGCAGAATCGTGTGCTTTAAAAACAGAATCCCACTTTTCTTCGTTTGCACAAGGAGGGAATCCGTTCTTCTTTAAACCGAAATCAAACTTTGCATCAATGAATGTTCTTGTATCTCTAACTGTCCAATGCTTTAGTTTGTTTTGTAGATGACCGACTTTATTTTGAGACTTAAATAGTCTTTCTAATATTACTGGGTCGAATGAATTAGATCTTGACCACCAATAATCAATCTTTGGTCCGTCAATTAAAAAGTCAGTAAACTGTTTCACAAAGTCTTCAACCGATAGGTCTGAACTTTTAGGAGCAATATTCTTTCTTACTTCTGAATCTTGTTTTGACCAAAAGTCGAGAGTGCCTTTATCGACTACCCAACCATAGTTCTTTACTTGTTCTGCTACATCCAATTTAAATTTCTTTGCCTTGAATACATCACTCAGATTGTAAGGATCATTTGATGTAAACTTGTCCCACTGAAATACCATTACAGATACATCAATGACTGCACAGTTATGAACATCTTGTCCCATTGTCTCGAAGTCGATAATTAAATCGTTTCTCATATGTTTACCTTTAATTTAATATACTATTATAACAAACTTTACTAGTCATGTCAATAGTTTTATCCAAAGAATTCAGATAAATTTGGAGTTGTATCTACGCCGTTAGGATCAAGCTCCATTAATTGTTTATGATTGTTCTGTCTCAAATAAGTAGTATCTGATAAATCTAACTTGCCTGTTAGAAACTTGCCAATCTCTGTATGTAAATCCCTTGATGTTGGTACAGGAACGTTTTGAGCAATATGATTCATTTTCTTTAAACCATGTAACAACTCAAAGTCTTCAGGAAAGCCCATTAGGTGTAATGCTTCTCTAATCGTTAAGGATCGTTCTTCTGTTGGATGCATCGTGTCAACCATATTACGACCAATCACTGCATTCATATATTCACCAAAGACATGTACTGAACCATCCCATACACCTTTGCCATCAGCAAACTTCATAATTGCGTGGTCGGAATATTTAATACCTTTCTCATTGCCTGTCTTATGGAACCATTCGTTAGCTTCTTTCATCCAACCTTTCTTACAAACGTAATTCAGAGTTGTCTTAACATTCTCTTCAACCATCAACTCTCTAACTTCTCTGTTAGTCTTTGTCTTGATGAAATTGTAATACGGTTCGTCAGGTACATGTTTATTAATAATCAAATCCTGATGTAACGCATCAACTGGAATCTCTTGAAGGTATTCTTTAAAATCTTTTCTATCTTTATTATACCAGTTCATTACAGGAGCGGACTCTGACTTCCAACCAATCGCGAAAGTCCTGTCGCGTCCCTGTGGAACTCCGTGGAATCTCGTCGATGTTTTATATAGGGACAAAGAATAACCCCTCTCAGCGCAAATTT